GATAGCGCAGGATTATGGAATGACAGCCATAAGATTCAACGCCTTGTTGCGTGATCTCCGCATACAACGAAAGGTCAACGGGCAATGGATATTGTACGGGGAGTATCTAGGTAAGGGCTATGTCCATAGTGCCACTCACAACTACACCCATTCCAACGGCAGCCCGGACGTGAGCCTTAATACCGAATGGACTCAGAAAGGACGCTTGTTCTTATATGAGGAGCTAAAACGAAACGGCATTCTTCCATTGATCGAGAGATCAGACAAAAACTAATTGATATACATATATTATTGAGGTACGATATAAAGACGTACGGCCAAGACTTTAACCTTTTGTGACTTGAAAAGTATTTGTGAAATATTAAAAGATTGATTGAATATGAAAGAGAATGAGATTACAGATAAAGAGGCCATCTTCAAACTGCTTGATTTTTATAGGAGTGAGGTTGTTAATCTTAGCGGAAGTTTTAACATGTTGTTTGACGAGGTGCTAAAGATAAAACGTGATATAAGAGAACTGAAAGGGGCAAAGCCCCCGGTTAAGGCAACGATGATACCATTGAAAGGAGGCCGATATGGGAAGTAATATATAAAGCGACTGGATAGCTTCCATGATGGTTGACTCTGGATAATAAGGGTCGGGGGATTACCTTCGGCCCTTATTCATTATCTGCTTGTCTCCTATGGGATGAAGCTATTGATCGTTTTGAGGTATCTAAAATAGAAAACTCCCCAAATCCTCACGGACAAGGGAGTTTTTATTATTTAACTATAATCTATATGAATGGTTTTCAGACAACCTTAAACGATCCGATTCTCACGAACGAGAGCGTTTGTAATATCTAAATCCATATCTAAACAAAGACATACTTAATCATCATTGCCGATCCTCCCGGAATAGCAACGGTGGGTATATCCGTCTTAAAATGCTTCCCAATACCACCCAAGGGAAGCGGGAAATATTTATTCAAACTATATTTTATGCCATAAGGAAAGGAGTGTGCCCCCATCCTCCAAAGCTATCCCCTTGACATAAATATACCTCTGGTTCTCACGAAAGAGCGGTATGACATTGATAAAATTATTTTATGAATACAACCTAGTGTAATATCTTTAAGTAATGACTCCGGTCCATCACGGATGAGAGCCATAAGGGGTTATAAATATATAACATACCATATACGCATAAAAAAACGTGGCGCCGTCGCAACTACCAAGACCCGGCGTCCCCACGCCAACATAACAGGTAGTAAGCAACGGCCCACGTCTTATATATAGATTATATATACAAATAACGTGGGCGTATTGTTGCTATCGGCTCCCTGTTATGTTTATAAATTTGGGGAATTTAGGTCTTTATAGGAGACGATATCTTTAACGCCACAATGTGTGTCACGTCTTATATTCTAATCAGTGACTACGCGAATATACTCTCTTTATTTTATATTAGTAAAAAATAAGTCGTATTTTATTTATCTAATATTGATTTTTACAGGGGAAACGTTCATGCGCACGCTATAAACTCGACTCATTTTTTGGATATGAATCGAGATATCCCGTTGATTCTTCTTTGATTATAGAAGGCTTAGGCATATCCTCTGATATGAGCGCTCCTATCATGTCTGTCATCAATATATCGTCGTGATTGCCACGACCGGGAATATTCCCGTAACTACCGTCCGGACGTTGCTCGTATTTGGATGCCTCCTTATACATGCGCTCATCCGGGTCTATGAACATATCGTCCTCGAACGCCACTATGAAATTATCTACCATGTCCTGCTTGGTCTTTTTGTTGGTCTGGAAGCCTATCTTCTTGTATATGCCGTTCCTTATGTCCTCGGGATCCGTCGCCGCTCGCATGTAAAGATTAGGGTAGATATCCTCTATCTTTTTCAGTATGCCACGAATATGATCGCCTTCCTCCACGAACTCGGATGCCTCTGATTTTTTCTTATCAAACGTATTGCTCTCGAAGGCGAGAAGGGCGTTCTTGTAGTATCTGGCGATCTTGACGGCTTTGTAGGCGAGCCAATCGTATCGTATATGACCGTGCCATCTAGCTACCACCTCCGGCTTTCCTCCGCTAAATCGTAAATTCCATCTGTTTATCACTGTTATACATGAGGGGTCTGAGTTCTTGCTACGTCCACCGACATCGACAATAACAAGATACTCGTTGGATGTCCTTGTATCATCGGGCCTCTTCCAGATTCTCAACAGGCCGTTCGGATTCTTGGTGAGAATTATCCTCTTGGTCTTCTCTGATTGGGATATGTCGCCAATGAACTCTGGGGGTGATACGTATCTTTCCCGCATTACCTCGATCGTATAGATATTGAACACTAGATTACCGGAATACTTGAAACACTCGACATCATCGGATGGTGCCTCGGATGCCATCGAGGCGTGATCATGAAACGAGGCCCTTTTCTTGATATACCATTTGATGTGCTCCAGCGTAGCTCCTTTTTCCCATAGAGACCATAGATACTGTCCCGGCTCGCTATTGTCATTAGGGGAGGTCGTGACATCCCTTCCCTCTAATAGATCCAGTATGAAAAGCCGGGTCTCTTTCTTGTCCTTGAATCTTATCATGTCGTTCTCGATAAAGAAGAACGGTATGAATAGCGCCTTACGGGATGAAGTGCCCTCCTTGGCCATTTGGTACTCATCATAGAAATAACCGGCCATGCCATTAGCTGTAGACTCGGAGATCTCCATGGTCAACGGTCTCTCCAATATATTCGAGTCTATGTTTGTTATAACCTGCTCCGCCGATTTGCCGTCCGTTGTTTTCCAGTAGGCTACCTCCGAGAAGTGGGCCATGGCATAGTCCATACCACGTGTTGACTCGAAATTCTCATAAGATGCCACGGTTATCACGTTATCACGTACCTTGTTCCCGGACGGGTCGGTCATTATGGAGTCGGACGCCGAATGCTCGTAAGGGGCGAATTGTAGCTTGTCAACACCATATATAAATCCCGGGATATTATCGAGAACCTTTTTATACATGGCCTTGATACGTTTGGCGGTATCTTTCGTCTGGGCTATAATTACGGAATACCATCCTTCCATGACGAATAGCTGTATCCACGCCATATAGAGCTGTACCAAGGTGGAACCTCCCCATTGCCGGGCTTTCAATAATATTATACGGATCGGGACTCCCTTATGCCTCATTTCCTCCAGAACGGATAGCACGTAACGTTGGGCGTAATTAAGCTCGAAGGGGATCATTTCTCCCGCCTCTTTCGACTTGATCTTAAATAACGAGAAAAAGGCGAAGGACGGGTCTCTCGAGCAACGAGCCCAAAATAGCATGTTGGCCACGTCCTCCTCATTTATCCCATCTGAATCCGGGTACAGCTCGTTGAACCTTATCGTGTAGTCCTTTATGGAACCAGCTTTCAGAACATCTTGATACAGATCGTTCTTGAAAACCTCCTCGGTAAGCCACTGCACCCTTATGGGGTAATCATCTATGACAACCCTATGGCTATGCCCCTCCATTCCACGCCCCGTGAATTGGTCGTGCGTGCCGAATATATTTTTCAGCCTCTTGTTATTCTCGGCCAATATAGACTCAACCTCTTCCGTGAACGCCAATTTTCTGTATGACTCCATAGATGATATAGGCTATTAGGAATGACAGCAAGTGTATCCTCCAGTTGAATAAGGGGATAAACGCCATGACGATATTGCTCAATATTATTCTCCAAAGGCTTAGTTTATAGGCGTGATATCTGCGGGCGTAACATCCCATGATAAATCCGGACATGCCGCATGTAGGAACCGGCAATGAGGCTAGTGGTACGAACGAGGCCAAGACGCAAGACACGTAACCGATCAGGCATGTTTTCACACGAGGCTTAAACTGGAATAAGGCGATAAGATTTAATGATAAATGAAAGATGTTTGCGTGGGTGAACGTGTAAAGGAAATGGTCGTATGGTATGGAATTGGTATCGAAATAGAAATGTTTACCTGCGAGTTGGAGTATGACGCTTGTCAAGGCGATTATTAATGAAGGAATCAGTCTTTTTAGCTTACCTCCCATTTTTCCTTTCCCGGTTGATGCGTTGTATTATCGCCAACGCCCGTGAATAGGATATGTAAAAACAGGGGGCCGTTTGATAGACCGCGAAAGAGGTGATGAAATAAACGGAGCTTCCCTTGAATTCTCTCTTTTTCTCCAGCTCTTTGTAAATCTCATAAATGTCATCGATCATCTTGTTCCTGATCGATCGACCCTTTTCCTTGGTCTTCCCTTTCCTGATCAGCAGGATTCCCCTATACGCTTGAAGGGTGGAGATCCAGAACCTAGAGGCATGTGAGGATATAGCCCTCATTACCGCCTCTCGGTGGGATTTCACTTCCCTCATCTTCAAAGCACGTCTATAAGCTTCGTAAAGCTCCATGTCCCGCTCTGGGATGAAATCTACGCCATTAACCATAAAGAACGCTTGTTTTGGTGAACATCACAAAGATAAAAAAATAGATTCACATGTTTGATTATTCTTAGGGTTCATGGGTTAAATAAAATAATCAAAATAACAAAACGGATATACCTTATTATTTTCCTTTGCCTAAAACATAATCGATTAAGGTATGGCAGATATATCTAACAAAGAGAGATTCAGACAGAGATACGCCAAACGGAATCCGGATCTTAACATGGATGACGAGGAGGCTTACTACGGCTCGGTCAACCAGTTCATGGACGAGTATGAGGGTTATGAGGGAAACTCTAAGAAAATGCGAGAGAACCTATCGAAGAGTCCAGCTTTCGCCGAGTTGATGGTAGCCGCTAGGGATCAGGATGATTTCGATCCCGTGGTGTGGATGGTACAGAATAAGGGGCTTGACTTAAAAGCCTTGGCCGATGATCCCGATTATTCGCAAAAGCTGGCCGACGCTCATAACGCTTACTTGGAGAAACTGGCGAAACAGGACGAGATCGAGAAACAAATGTCGGAGAATATGCCGGCTAGCGTGGAAGCGATTAGGGCGAAAGCCTCGGAGATGGGCCTTTCTGACGATCAAGCGGAGGAGGTTATAGGCAAGATGTATCAAGTCATGGATGACTTGATCGTCGGTAAATTGGATCCGTCTATTTTCGAGATGATGGCCAAGGGCATGAATTATAACCAAGACGTGGAGGCCGCGCGGGAGGAAGGCGTTGCGGAAGGGATCAACAAGAAAGTTACCGACAAGTTAAAGGATCTTAGCGGTAAGCAGGAAAGGCCGAGAGGGAGGCAAGGCGCACGGCAGGAGAAGCCGGTTACGCAAGACGTGAACAATCCTTTTTTATAATGAGAATAGTAACAATTAATACTTTTGCGATGAATAAATTATTTAAAGACAAGATGTTTTGGGTCAAGACTTTGTTCTTTGTCTTGGCGGTATTGACCGGTGGAGCGGCTATGGCCGTGGAGATCGGGGAGAATGGAAGTGATACGGATCCCAATGATGGCAAGCCGTTGGAGAACGCGACCCCGGACGCAGCAGGTAAGGGTATTGATCAGCAGGGGCAGGGGGCTACCGGATCTGCGGTCACTGACGCTGATCTGGCCGAGAACAAGGTAGAGGATTACGTCAGTAAATTTCAAGCGTACAAATATCCCATGCACACGGATTTCCTCAAGCTCGCCAAGCAAGTCCATGTCAACACGAAGGAACCGGAGCATTACAATATTGGCGAGGCTATAATGGATTGCGTTACCAAGGCGGCGGTGACCAACACTGAAAAGGACGCTGAGGTAAAGCTAAGCTTGTATAAGAATGACGAGAAGTTATTTGCCGAGTGCAACACCGTCTTGGTGGACGGGGTGACCGGATATGATGAGAACGGAAATTCTGACGGTAGCCCGTTAGTCCTCTATGTCATATCCGCGGATAAGGCTAACGGTATTATGGTCTCCGCTCTTAATGGCCCGTTGGATGAAGGAGGGAACATGTATGTCCCGGATTTGAAAGCGGGTACCGGATTGCACATCATGGCACCGGCAATGAGTGAGAGTGAGGTGGAGATCGCCCCGGATTCCGCTTATCCCAAGAAAGAGATCGCCTACTTGCAGAAGAAGGTATGTCCGATCACGTGGACGGAATTCTTCGAGCGTATCAATAAGAAGGCTAAGTGGAACGTGCAAGACTTGAAGGATTGGACTTTGTCTAATTTCCGCAAGAAATGTACACGCACGATGTTGATCGGCGTAGGTACGAAGTTCGTGAAGTATGGCTCCAAGAAAACAGGTACCGAATACGTGTATGCCCAGAAAGGCGTGTTGAGACAATTACGGCTGGGTTACCAGATCGGTTCGACATTGGAGTTCGCCGATCTTATCGGTATCACCCGTATGCTTTTCGGAAAGTACTCAAACACGAACGAGATGGACGTGTATTGCGGTACCAAGTTCATCGAGAAGTTGTTGAACATCGATTTCACGAAACATAAGGATATCTCATTCGTCAAGAAACAGAATATCGGTATCGATATCTCCTCTTTCGAGACCACTTTCGGAAAGTTGAACTTCAAGGTCGAGCACGCCCTTGACGATCTTGGATATGAGGAATGCGCCGTCGCTTTCCCGATGTCCGAGGCCAAGCGTTATTACTACCAAAAAGGAAAAACTCTTACCGTGGATCATTCCAAGGGAGAAGGCGGTGAGGTACGGGAGGCCAAATCCCAATATTATATTCAGGATGACTGCTTGATGCTTACGGGTTATAACTCGATGCTGATCGGTCCGGACGTGACAGTGAGCGGATATAAGCTGTCTATGCTTGACACAGTAGTTTTCAGCGTGGCTTCCTTGAGTTCCGTATCTACACCGAAAAAGGACGATGTGGTTTACTTAACCGTAGCGGACGATACGCACGCCGTCGGATTGTATGTATATGACGGTACCGCATGGAAACCATACAAGGGAGAGATTAACGTGTAAACTGTAATATTGTCAAACAAGACCCACCGGAGCAAACGCACGGTGGGTCTAATAAAATCAATCGAATGATCACGAAAACATATGAGTTGGTAGGCAAGGATAATTGCATGCTCCGTACTATATACTGCGGCACAAGGGTCAGCATGGAGTTCAAGGGCGGTAATTTCATCAATGGCAAGAACGCCTTGCTACGGACTAGCAACCCTTTCGTACAAGACGCTATCGAGAATGATTGCCGATTTGGTACGTCTATCCGGCTCGTCTCTACGTTAAAAGACGATGATGTGTCTGGTGTCTCGGTCATGAGGAACTCGAGAGGCCGGGAAAAACAAGTGAAAGAGGTCAAGACCGTAAAGAACGTGAATGACGCTATCGACTATTTCGCCAAGATGGGCTATAAGGTGGAGAACGATGATATGCTCGAGGAGTTAAAGGATAAATTAAGTGTCTCGTTCCCGAACATGAAATGATATGGAAATTAGCGTGAGCGACATAGTGAGTGAGGTCAAGATCTGCATAGACGAGATCGGGCTTAATGACGCTGAGTTCCTAGGAACGCAGGATAACGAGGAAATGGACACGATTATCAAGTCCAAGATATCGGAGGCGTTGCGCTTCGTGAACGGTAATGCGGACTGGAGCCTGTTGGAACCGAACAAGATAATAACGGACGGAACCATAGAGGAAGATCTTGTCGCTCATGTAAGCTTGCCGGAGAACTACTCTCGGATTTGTTACGCTAGGCTATCATCATGGCCTTTATTTATTTCAGATCCTATCTATTGGAACGATAAGGAATACGCCACGCTGTCGGATCCATACGCAACGGGGACATGGGAAAGACCTAAACTGGCGTTGACCATGAGGCCGGGTAAGACATTGGAGCTATATAAGGCGAAGGATAAATCCGACACGTTCGAGATCGGGATCATAACGGACGAGGATATAACGGATAGCTTGGAGGTAAGCCCCAAGCTGAAAAAGGCGCTGATCTATTATATATCCGGCCTCACGTTGCTTACTTACATGGATCAGCATGCGGACAGTATGTTTAATCAAGCGTTGGTTCTTATGGGTGTCAATCCATCCGGGGCCAACTCCAATCAATAACAAGACTATAGAATCATGGTATACATATTCAAGGACAGGTTAATTCGGGTAGAGTGGACTATTTACAAGGGGATAAGCCCGGTGAAAGAGGATTTCTCCCGATCTAATGTAAAGGTTTTTCTATTAGGCAACCGGGAGAAATATCTACTTCAAGCGAGAGCGGACAAAGGTACGCTTTATGTAGACATTCCTTCAGGGTTGGAAGAAGGAACTTACTCTATCGAGGCGATATGGGTCAAGAATATGGATCATGTCTTTGATACACGAAGCGTATGCCGCTCCAAGAAAGAGGATCTTTTCTCTATTACCGAATTTGAGGACGAGGCTACGAATATCGGAGAAGGCGTCGTCGTGCTGAAAGTAAAGACCTCTACGGCCACTTATGGCTATGATGGCTTGTCCTCATACGAGCTGGCCGTATTACGTGGGGACTGGAACGGTACGGAAGGAGAGTGGCTGAAGCATGAGCGTTACGTAAGCGTACTCGATTCCCGTGGTGATAGCGAGGTTGATACCATGAGCCAAAAGGCCATTACCGATGAGTTGGAGGCACAAAACAATGCCATAGAGGATATTCGGGAAGATACGGAAAAACTTGGTGAGCGTGTGGAGGAAGCGGAGGAAAAAGTTAATAATATGGGGGATGTCGTTGATGAGATCAAGAGCCACGCCCCGGTATCAGCCCGTCCCGCCGGTTTCAAGCCGGACATCGACCTTACCCCGGAGATCACGGTAGACCGTGCTTGGAGAGACCATGAGGGTAACGTTATCCGTGATACGTATATCACCCGGAGGGGATTGAGGAACGAGATAATCGACATCACCAATCAACAGGTAACGGACTTGAAGCCCGGCTCCGTCGATCCGGATGACTTGTCGGAGGCTACCAAGCAATTGATCGGGAACAAGAGCGTCACCAACCTTCCGGACGAGGAGGATATAACCGTGACGGATAACCAGACCTTGAAGTTGAAAGACAAGGAATACGCCCCGAAGGATTACTCCGGCATGGGACGTGTGTACCTTCGGAAGCATTACGTGAACGGCGTGAACACGCTCACGCAGCACATGATGAGAAAGCCTAATACCATCTACATCATCCAGTACGACTACTGCCTAGCCGGGCAGACGATCGAGGTGCCGGAGAATTGTGTGCTGGATTTTCAAGGGGGGAGTTTGAGGAATGGAGAATTTATTGGAAATAACACAAGTATTGAAGCTTCATATGATCAAATAATATTAAAAAATATTGAACTTTATGGCGACTTTAAAAATAGCACTTATAAAGCGGCATGGTTTGGTATTGTAAAAGATAAAGAAAATATAGAAAAATACATAAATAAAGCTATTATTAATATTGATAGACTAAAAGGAGGAATATTAGAATTTGAAGCTGGGCAATATTTGTGCTCTTCAACAGTTTGGCTTAAGGCAAATGTTGGAATTAAAGGATCTGATTTTAGACCTAAATATTATTATGGAACAAATAAAGTATACACTTTCTTTAAATTTAGACCTAAAGATAATGGATGTTGGTGGTGTTTTGATGTAGATAATTATGATAAAGATACAGGAGAAAGATTTCCTTGCAATTATTTACATAAAAAACTATCTGGTAATTCAATGATAGGTACATCTGGATTTAATATCAAAAATATCTCAATAACAGGAGATACAACTATTGATAAAATACCATTTGGAGCATTAAGAATATATGGATGTACACATTCATATATAGAAAATATCCAGACAACAAGTACTAAAGTAGGTATGTATATATCATCTTGTTGGAATACGGAATTTAACAATATTAATATTCATTCATATATCCATGGAATAGTTTGTGGCTGTGAAATAACAACGTCTATTTTTAGAACAATTCAATGTGTAAGAGATAAAAAAAATATTAATGACACATATCTTTATTTAGAAGTTACTTCTAAGGATATGTTTATGTTTGATGAACCAACTCTTCTTTATAGAACTGATTTAAAAGGAGAAAGCTATACTTTTGCTTATGGTATGATTGCATATTTATCTAATATAACTATGATAAATTGTGTATTCGAAATTTATAATGTTGCTATTACTGCAAGTAATTGTGAGATTGTAAATATTGAACCATATTATGAATATTTAGATAAATTCGTTGTTTATACAAGAGGAGGAGTGTATAATGAGCTTCACCCTTTAGGTGCTCAAAGTTATGGGTATACAGAATATGAAGAATACTCAAATGGCTGGGGTGGCAAAATGGATTTAAAAGAGTCATTTGCGTTTAGAGTTAAGATAATTAATGATTCCACAGAAGTGTGTCGTATTAAAATTACGCCTCCACAGGTAGCCAAAAGGGGGTCTATTAAAAGCTATATATTTAATTCAGATTATAGAATTAAATATGATTTTGATATTAACACAAGAGTATATGTTTCTAATAAAGGCGTAGAAAATGCTTTTGGCTTTAGTAAATCCGACCCATTGAGCTTAAGGGAAGCCCTAGATAGAATTGTAAATAATAGTAATTATAATAATGTTGATACTATTATTTTAGTAGAAGATATTAACGATTATTTTACTTTTGGAACTTTGATTGATAATAAAAAAATAACTTTTAAAAGTAACACATCGAGATTTAAATTATCCTTTGGTGCATATTTTGCTGATTCTACAATTACATTTGATAATGTAAGCTTTTTATCTTCTAATATACCAAATGAAGGCATCTTTAATATAACCGGAAAAGTTGTGTGTTATATAAGAAACTTTATTTCAGAAAGATCTTTATTTAGTAAATCTGATAATTGTGAGTTAGTGATATTTCAAAGTAATAGAGTTGCAACAAATATTGAACCAAACATTGTCTTATTTTCTGATTTTCAAGGAGATAAATCTTATACAATTAACGAATTTGCTTTTAAAGAAAATGGAGTTAATAAATCGCCAAGAAGTGTAGAAACATACAGTGACTTAAATGAATATACTAGAACTCCATTAGGTTTACCTAAATATGTAAAAGATACGAAATCTTTAGTCACAAAACACCTTACAGAAAGTGGTAAAGCTAAATGGGTGCAATACATTCATACACCAGAAATATATACATCTGATAATTTTATTGGAGCTTATATAAGTAAACCTGTATTTGAACAAGGAACTAATAAAGCATTTCCTTATTGGGATACTACCAATACAAGAATGATATATTGGAATGGCATTAGATGGGTTAATTCTTTAGGAGAACCGGATGATGCTAAGGTAACGGGAAGTACATCTGATAGGCCTACAGGAGTTAAGGTGGGATTTTTTTATAAAGATACCACGTTGAACAAGCCTATTTGGTGGGATGGCACGAACTGGGTCGACGCTACCGGAGCTACCGTATAATCATTAAAACATTAAAATCATGAGACAATTCATATACACGATCATCAGAAAGATATTCAAGCTTGTATTCTCTGTTTACAAGCCGAAGGTAAGGACTTTGTACAAAGGCCGTAAGAACATTGATCTTACGGAGAACGGCTACCAGCGCATAAGGGTAGGTAAGCCTTTCTATCTGGCCGGGAACATCTACAAATTAGATCAGTTGGATAATACGAGCGTATTCAAGTTGGCCCTTTACAAGAAGGAAGGCGAAGGTTGGGTAAAGGCTAACGACCTTGATTTGATCTTGAGGCTTAACGCCGGCTACAGCATATTTTACGTATAACGAACTAAAGCACGATACATCATGGAAGAGCGAAAAGATATTTGCGAGGGTTACGAGAGGGATAGCGTACAGCAGCTAGACAAGCTGGCCAAGGATAAGAACGAGCGTTTTCCGATCTATCCGTTGACATACATTCAGGCCGTATATGACGCTAGGACGAAAGAGAGGCTTGATTCCATATTGTGGAAATGCAACAACGTATATTTGCCTTGGATGGGATCGGCGGGGGATACCCGTATACAATTGCCTTTCTGGATGAGAAGGATGGGTATCATAATCACTTACAAGAACCTTGACGAGGAGACGATAACGGAGAAACTCACCTATGATCTTTGTATCGCCGATGATTTCTTCCGTCTTGACTCCTCTTGGACTAGGATAACGGACGCCCTCCCGGTCGGGGGTAACATAACCATAGGCTCTAACGGCAATTGGTTTCAAGATGGAGTTGATACCGGCTTCAAGGCACAGGGACCTAAAGGAGACAACGGGCTTACTCCCATGCTTCGCACGGTTAATAACAAGCTTCAATACTCGTATGATGGAGAGGTATGGAATGAGATCTCTGAGTATATCGCCGCTTGGTTCCGCTTTCAAGACAATAAGATCCAGATATCACGGGATCAGAAAACATGGTCTGACCTGTCAAAACCGTTCACGCAAGACCTGTATATAAAAGGGTATGTCGCTACATCGTCAGCCCTGCCCTCTACGGGCGTGAAACAGGGTGATATCTACATGGTAGGCCCTACGTACGCAGCTGAGGACACGGAACATAAGAATCCTATATACCGGATGTACGTGTATAACGATTCAGGATGGGTGGATAACGGGGTTTTCCAAAGCATAGCCGCCGGTGTGGTTCATACGATCGGGAATAGCGAGACGGAGGTCATGAGCCAAAAGGCTGTTTCATCCATCGTCGGCCTAGACACGTACCCAGTCTTCTCCGATACCAAGCCCTACATAAAAGGCGAGATCGTTAATTACGGCGGTCTCTTGTACGAGTTCACGGCTGATCATGAGGCGGGGGAGTGGATTGGCACGGACGCAAGGGAGACGAGCTTGAGGGGGGAGGTAACCGGGAAATTTGAAAAGGAGGATAAACGCAATTATTATCAAAATGTCTTTTTGACTTTTAAAAAAGAGGTAAAGACTTTAGGATCGCTTACTGCCACGTATCCCAATCCTATAAAAAATTGGGCATCGTACGTACTCTCTGAGAACAAGGTGTATGCTTACAATGGCTCCGCTTGGGAAGATACGACTTTGACCTCATTCACACGCAATACCATATATGACGGAGTTTCTCCAGTTATTCAAAGAACCATTGGAAAAAACCTTTTGAATAAGAATGATTTTTTGTATGGTTATCGTTATACCGAAAAAGAGGGTATAACACCGCATCCCGATGGGATACTTAGCAATAAACTTTATCTCTCACCCGGCAGTTACGTTAAAAGCAATATTACGCCGTATGAGTCTAACACCCATACGAACGTCATTCTATTTAACAGTAAAGACGAGATCGTAGGGAATGTCACTGCGCCAGACAATGCTCCTTTTGAAATTCAATGCACGTCACGATTCTACTCTGTAGCGTATTGTAGAATCCTATTACAGTATAATCTCGTAAATCCGTTAGATCCTAATTCCGCGCAATTAGAGAAAGGTGATACCGTCACGGATTACGAGGAACCAATTATACAAATTTACGACAATCCAGCATATGGTAAAAACAAGATGGCGTTTCTTATAGGGGATAGTATCGCGGTAGAATCTTCAGGTTGGTTTCAAAACGCTTGCCATAAAGCAGGCTACGAAGGCATTGACGTTGCGATCTCCGGGGGGAATATAATGTATGACGCTGATCGTATTTGGAGAGGGACGTTGTATACGGAGCAGGAACTTGAAGATATGGACATCTTGGTTATATGTCATACTCATAATTATGACATAACTATTCCAGATAATCTCAAGGATACCGTTACCGACTATGAGGCAGGCTTGAGCCCTACAAACCCAGACCACCAAGTAGTTCCTGTAACTCCGGGCTCGGCTAATGGGACTACCGATGGGGTTGCCGCGAATTACGCTATGGCATACGATTATCTTATCAAAAAACACATGGACGATTGCTATAAACTTAGATTAAAGGCGAATAGCAAATACTACGGGACAAAATGCGGAAAGCTACCTAAGATAATAATATGCTCATATTGGCAGGACGCTTACACCGTATTTAATGAATCATCAAGATTAATCGCTAAGAAGTTTAATATAACTTATTGTGATTTCGCTAATAATACGGGTTTTAGTTATCGTCAGACGAATCCCGATGATCCCGATTCTATACGTATATCAGCATTGTATTGTAATAATTCGGTTTATGGAGGTACAAACGATACTCATGATATTCCTATCGATGGGGTCACATATACAAATATGGGCTGGCACCCTACCAGAGACGTAAATTCAAGATTGTCCAAGGAAATGGGGGACATCCTTTCCAAGTTCTTGTCAGATAAATCAAACGGAAAGATTATTGATGACCAGCAAATTTTTGAACGTCTTGATGATCTCTCCAAAGAGCTATACGATGTCGATGATTACATTCACCTGATCGTGGATAAGAACAATAAGATAGTAGGAGGGATAAAGAAAGATGGCTCTGTCGTATTCCATCAAGGAGGATTCTCGGAAGAACTTACCAAGGGTATTGGAGACGTACCCGGCATACTCAAGGCGGTTACAGACGAAGGAGGCAATGTTGTAATGGCGATAAGAGAGGATGGGATTTATATACCACAACTTCACTCCGATAACATAGAAAGAGATATTGAGGGGAATGAATTGATGGCGAGAGCGATCGCAGCCACTATCAACAAAGGAGAGTTTTATTCACCGTCGGTAAGCGAGTCTGTTTTTGTAAATAAAGGATCTTGGAGGAAAGACGGCTCACCGGATTTTAAAAAACAAGCTATTTTTTGTGTCCATGACGATGACACCATTGACATGAATATACCCTCCTCAAAGGCGAATCCTTGGATGACAGGAGGAGGTTATCTTTCCACGATGTACCCATTGTTGCAGAGCGTTGGTGGTATAAAAGGCTGTTTGGCCATGGAAGGGCAACGTTGCGGTTTTACAGACGATGTCCCGGCGCTTAATGATAATGGAAAGATAGCTAAAAAAATGCAAGACGAATTAGGCTGGGAAATCATGGCGCATTCCATGACAGCCCGTTATGAGTTTGAGAATTATCTGGTTGAAAGTCTTGATAGTGATTTAGCCAATACGATCTTAGCCAATTCCTCCTATTACGGGGCAAACAGTAATAACACGACAAGTGTTTATGTTTCCTCCGAAAATAAAAATTACATGGTAAGCCAAGATAAACAATGGGTGGAAGTTCCTATACAATACATTAAACCATACGTTAAGGATTATAACACAAAATTGGTGGTGATGTATAACCCGACTTTCCCTGTGGATTACCAATGGGGAAAATGGCTGGAGCTCGCTACCGGTTTCGGTTTAAAAGTCAATACGTGGGTAACCCCGGCGTCTACCTCGAGTTTTGCGAATGTACCATTGATTAATCGTTATTTTAAATATGGAGGCTTTGGCAATATTGACATTTCAGAGGTTAATGTACCTCCGTTAACCTCGACAATAGTTCGTTTGCCAATGGAAAACCAGCCCGGGTATAAGGGCGAGACTGACACGGATAATAGTTACAAGCCCGAATTACTAGCCGCTTGGAAGTCAATTGTTGACGAGGCCGTAGAAAAAGGAGGTTGGGTTATATTCGCTTATCATGCTTATAGACCTTGTTGGTTAAACAAACTTCCGGGTTCTCTGGTATCAGAGGGCGGTACATATCCCGACTCATGGGTTTACCCGTTACGTGATCTCACGACATATCCGGATACCTATTTAGATCCCCCGGTAGAGAAGGGCATTAATAAGTGGAGTGATTGGCATCCATGCCCGAACACTCGTTTATACATGCTATATGAGATTTTGCAATACGCAAAACAAAAAGGGATGATCAATGCCACTTCTTCCGAGGCATTCCAAAAAATAGGTAATACCATGACAATAGGTTACTTTACAAAAGGAGGACAGTTGGGCTTCGATAAATATCTCGCAAGTAGCGCATCGGATTATTCTCATTTTGTGGTAGGGGTAGACGGTTCTCAAGATTATTTTAACAATTAAATAAATATTATATGACAACTGTAACAACATTAAAAGGACATGTCTCTGGTGATTTCCCCTTTATGACAAAGTATGGAATTATCAAATATCTCGAGTTGAGTCAATATTTGAGTGCCATGGATAAATGCGGATATACGTTTTCTTCAGGACAAATAAACGTACTTACGAATTTTTATAAAATAGGCTATGAAAATGGATGGATTAATAAATTGCTTTACGTAATGCCCTTTATAGGTAACTCTTCCGCTTCTAAAGCGGCCGCAGTTCCTATGATCGATCGTTTCGCCGGATATTCCCCGGCATTAACAGGGGCATCTGGCGGGACTTTTCCTTCTGGCGATAATTACGCGAACTATTTTAAAAAGGATAGTGGAGGCAATATACTTGCGGTAGTTCCTTATACTAATAGCAAAGCGTTGGTCATGAATGTAAGTATATATGATTTGTTTGTCAAAACCCCCGATTGCTCGAATCAAAATAATGGAAATTACGGCATTGATTGGTATGGTAACATTACCACTCCGGGTAGTATCTCAAGGATTTGTCAGTCTGATGGCTGGCCGGTTCTTAATTATCTTGGTTTTCTTGATGACAATAGACCGTACCAAGAATGGTTTGGAAGAATAGCGTCAATGCCCGCGATAGGAACTGCCATGCAAGAGAACGGAGCGATATTTTTATCTGAGAATATTAAACCGAATTCTAAAAATATCATGGAGTATAGAGCCTATGATAAAACTATCTCTACGCTCTTGGCAAATAACGAGACCGCCGAAAGGGATGATTATACAGAGTTGACGGATGTTGAATTAGCGAAGACTTTAACATTTGCGGTTAACGCCAGTTGGAACGCGACAACAAGAACTGTCTCTAGAAGTAATGTGGATTCGGGTCTGGAAACAAGATATCTAGCGTTCCATGACGGTACGTTAGATGCAAACGACGGTATTACATACAGACCCGCTTTGTCTGCTTTACTTCAAACGTTTAATAAAACATTCTAAATTTTAGAACTATAGAATCATGTACCGTTACCTCTCCTACATATCCGACCTAGCGAACTGGTTAAAGTCCATCGCCATAGCCGCCGTTGTCACGGCGATGGACTTCGTTTCGCCGATCGAGAATTTCTTGGTGGTGATCCTGTCGCTGGCCTTCATCGATACGTTCTGGGGGTTGGCCGCGGATCACGGGGATTTCCGGAAGAGCAAGTTCATCCGTAGCTGGGTGTACATGCTAGTCTATTTCCTGATCATAATCATCTCGTTCTGGATAGGCGTGATGATGGATATATCGGAGGATAACGCCAAAGCCTTTGTATCTTGGATCACGTGGGCGATGATATGGTTTTACGGAACCAATGTCTTAAAGAACATGGGCAAGGTATTCCCGGATAACAAGGTGATAGCCTTCTTGTATTGGGTTGCCGCCGTAAAATTCATTAGCAAGGTCAATTTCTTGGAAGAGTTCAATAAGACCAAGGATAGAAAAGGCTCCCCAGATCCAAAAGGATAGGGGAGCCGGATAAATTTTAGCTTCCTGTCTTTCGCAAGGGAGGATAGCAAGGTTAACAAAGCGTCACAAATATAGCAATAAAATCAAATAACAATGGCAGAGAAAAAATTACCTAGAGGTTTGAGAAACAACAACCCGGGAAACATCAGAAAGAATAGCGATGTCTTCCAAGGAGAGAAGACAAGCTCAGACAAAGAGTTCAAGCAATTTAAATCGATGGCATACGGTTACAGGGCGATCTTCAAGATCCTGTATAACTATTACCGGAACTATAAGCTGGACACGATCCGCAAGATGATAGGAAGATGGGCGCCGGAAAACGAGAACGATACGGACGCTTACGTTAAGGCCGTATCAGATTATGCTGGTATCCCGGCTGATGATCCGATAAATGTAAACGATCGTGAGCAGATGATCCGGATCGTGGCAGCGATGAGTCGGATCGAGAATGGGATAGAGGCTGATATGTCGGATGTTATAGCTGGATGGAATTTACTTTAACAATAACAAGACCTAATGCTGTAGAGGTAAGCGTAAAATAAGATGAAAAAATATATTGGAACAAAACAGATTGAAGCAGAACCTATGACAATGGGCGAAGCTTTTGAGAAAGGATTGCTTAAAGCGGGAAGAGTACCTAACGAAAGCGAGAAGTCAAATGCTGGCTATCATGTGAAGTATCAAGACGGTTACGAGTCATGGAGTCCAGCAGGGCCATTCGAGAAGGCTTATAAGGTCTGTGAGACGTTTACGGATCGTCTCCAAATAGAATTGTCCGAATTATCCGATAAGCAAGAAAAGCTAGGTAAGTTTTTTGGTACGGATATGTTCAAAGGATTGTCAACGCAAAAGCAAGTATTGCTACGTGCACAATTCGGAGCGATGGAAGCTTATAGGCAAATCCTTATTGAGCGCATCCGTATTGAGGAAATCGCAAAATGAAACCGTGGCATATCATATTAATACTAGTGTGCTTGGTAGCCAGTTTCACGGCTGGCTACCATATCCGGGGGGATGTGACTGATAAAGTCGTGTCTAAATCTGATACCGTATTAATAACCGACACGATCCATGACAGTATCCCGTATCCTGTTTACGAGACATTGGTGCGGACGATACCAGAGCCTTTTCCTGTCTACATTACATTAGACGGTGACACGATTAAGGAACCTATATATGTCCCGGTGCCGATAACTCAAAAGGAGTACAAGACGGATGATTACCGGCTGTCAATATCCGGCTATAAGCCTAATCTTGATTACATCGAGGTTTATAGAAGGACTGAGTATATAACCAAGACGATCACCCCCCGTAGATGGGGAATAGGTGTTATTGCCGGTTATGGGATCGGGAAACATGGACTATCACCTTACGTTGGATTGGGTGGATTCTGCAGGATTTGGTGAGGCCTCCATGACTCACGTCCGGGAAGCCCCTATTAACTAGTAATAATAATTCGTCATATGAATAACAAGGGTTGACGTTTTTTTGTTCATGGTTAATTTAATATTAGTTTGATGGTGACTTCGTGAGAACGAACCGGAAAGGGAGGATAAAGAAAAAGAATCTTCCCTAAATAATCGGATCAGAAGTTTGATTATTTTTTCATGCCACGCACGACGGGAAGATTCTTATATGTCTTTCTGCCGTGCATTTTTTGTGCCCGGCTTTGATAGTAAAACAAACCACGAAATAAAAAGTTTATGAATAAGGTGGAAATTTTTTACAAAAAATTGATAGAGACAGTCTGCAAGGAGTGCGGGACCGATCCGGTAATGATGTTTAGCAACAACAAGGAGAGGAACGTTGACGCTAGGGGAGTGGCTATAACCATACTGGCCGATCGCAAGTTGAGCGACAATATCATATCCGATCTGACGGGAATGACGAGGCAAGCCGTGAACCGGATGCGTAATTTGTATCCGGACAGGATAAGGAGGAGTTACTATCTGAGAAGAACGGTGGAGAGCGTCAAAGAGGAGCTATCCGGTACGGTCTGAGGGTGCGTTATGTTGTAAGACATGTGATTTGTCTATGAAAAAATTTTCATATAACAAAATTTTTTGCGACATTTGCGGCGTAAAAGGTGATTTTGTAGCCTCGTCAAGTAACCAGCCTTGGCAGAGGCTTTGTTGTATACGAAAAGTTTCATTATGGAAATATATATGCCACATGCGGTAAATGATATTAGGATAGGAGAAGCCTTCAATCATCTATTCAGGATAATCCTGAAAATGGAGAATTCCGATGATGATGATTTCATATGGAACTTCCAATATACGGCATTTGTGACTCCATTTTTCTTATTGCCTCTTATGCTTTATAGAGATAAGTGCGGTAAGAATGTGGTTTGCAAGAATATATCGGACAGTGTTAAAAGCTATCTGGACTCTATTCATTTTGAAGGAGGTGTAGTAGCTGACAGTGTTAGTGATTTTCATAATTATATGGAATATTTTTCTATGAAAAAATATATTCCTATAATAAAGTTCCCGGGATGTAAAAGCAAGGATAGCATAAAAAACGATATACTGTCTGTAGCAGAGAATATAATGATAAGGCAATTAAATATTGAAGGAGAGTTGAGAAAGGCTTTATCTTATATGCTGACTGAGACGATTGACAATATATCTGAACATTCAGAGAGTGAATTTGGTTATATATTTGCTCAGTATTATCCGTCAAAGAGTTATATAGACATTTGCATAGCGGATAATGGTATAAGTATACTGGGTAGTTATGTTAAGTCTGGCAAGGGAGGTATAACTAACGATGTGGAGGCTTTAAAAAGCGCTGGAAAGGGTATATCGACTAAAAATTTACCAGATACCGAGAATCGTGGTTATGGTATAAGTACTTGCAAGAGAATGTTGTCTAAGGGACTTGGAGGAACATATTTTTTGCTGTCAGGGCAAGCATTTCATCTTATGTCAGAGGAAGAGACATCATATATAGGACTTCCTGATTATATAAAATGGGATGGAACTATAGTGGCATTAAGGATACCATATAAAGAGGAAAGGATGTTTAATTTTTATGAATATTTAGAATGAAGATCATGGAAAAGACAATTGTGATATCAGAATTGATAAGGGGAGAGCTTCGTTCTAGGACAGAAGCTAAAAAAATCTATATGAGGGCTAAGGATTTGAATAGCCCATGTGTACGTATAGATTTTAAGGATGTATACTTTATGTCTCGATCATTTGCGGATGAGTTATGCAATACAATAGAGGCTTTGGCCTTGGATAAAGTGAGGGTCTCTATGGAGAATGAGAACGACTCTATAGATCTGATGATGAAAATAGTAAAAGGTAATAGAAATAAACCGAGGAATATGCATGAGGACAGTGAGGTTAAAGAATTTTCGGACATGGATTCATTGTCAGAGTTCCTGTCTACCATATAAAATTATTTCATGCTATATAAAAGAGAATGATATGAAAAATCCAAAAATAGCTAAGGAGTATAATGAATTCCTAGAAAGGAATAGTTTTGATAAATACTCAGATAGAAAAAAATATATATCTAGTCCAACCACGCTACAATGCATGTATTGGAAACAGGTGGAACCGGTAGAAATAAAAAGTAACCAACCATAAAAATTAAGCGTTGTATATGCCTTTGGTTTGAAAGGTTTAAACAACAACAATAAGCGTCGTCAACACAAATTGGCGGCGCTTTTTTTGTCTTATCCCCTTCCGCAAAGAACTAGCAACAACCTCGCAACAAGCTAGCAAGGAGATATTTATTTAGCAAGGCACTTCTCTGGATTTTTGTGGTGTCCGGGATAACCCGGATATGACCATAAAAAACTTCACATATGGAAGCAGAGAAAATCATTAAAGAGAAAGAGATCGTCCATGAGGATGAGCACAAGGATTACGCAAGCAAGGGCGTGGGTAACGCCGGCTTGACATTGGGTATCATTGGTACGGCTCTTGGAGCTTGGGCGGTGTCACGTAACCGTGGCGGCTTGTTCGGCGGTGGCTGGGGAGCCGGTATGCCGGAGAACGTTAACATCAACACGACCACAGGAGGCGGTGGCGGTTCCGGGGTAGGCGCTCCGACTGCGTTCATGGCTTGGGAAAAGGGCTGTGAGGAGGCGTTATCGCTTACAAACGCAATGTGGGGATTGAAAGTCTCAGGTATGCAAGCCGATTACGATCACCGCCAGACGGATATCGCCGAGAAATTCGCCTTGTGGAAGTCACAGGTAGACGCTGATTTCGGATTGTACAAGTCACAGGTAGACGCTGATTTTGGTCTATACAAGAACCAAAGAGACCAGTTCGATGTCTTGAAGGCTCAGATCGATGAATTGAGGTGTCAGGTGGCTGTAGGTTCGGCGATTCGTCCTTACCAAGACAAGTTGCTTCAATGCGAGATCGAGAAGGCGTTCACGGCTAGTGTCAATTACACCGATCGTAGAACCAGCCGTATGATCACGGGAGAATTGGTATTGCCAAATACCCCTACGGTAACAGGCTATCCTAGCTACAATCCGTGCTCATGCCCGGCATCCGCTCCGGCACCTACGGCTTAAGGTAAAGTTAGTGGCTTGTGCTCCCTAGGGGGCGCTTGCCGCTTTCCTTTTTTTAACCACTAACAGTATTATCATGCAGACAAATGTTTTTTTAGGGGGGAGTGACCCTGTATTAGGTAGCAACCCTTATAATCCGAATATAAGCGAGATAGAAGCAAACATTCAGCGTCTTCAGCAAGCGCAGCAACAGATGGAGATTCAGAAGCAACGTATGCTTAACCCTTCTGCGCAACAGGTCCAAAGCCGTAATCCGGTGTGGGATGAGATAGATAAGCTCGTTAGCGAGATGTCGGATAGCGAGTTTGAAATGGTCAATAACAATCCGGAGTATCAACAGTCCTACCAGAAGGTAATGGCTATCCTTAACCGTGAATACATGCGCGTCATGCGTCCGTTGGTGGAGGAGAGCAAGGACGGCAAGGCCGCCTTGGAGGAATTGTTGGGAATGGCCAAAAAGATAAAGAAATCGGCCTCAGAGGAGGTTAACAAGAACATGGCGTTGTTCGCTGAGTACACGGCCAAATACGCCGATATGCCATACGCCGACTTCCTTAAATTGAAGAATAGCGGAAAAGGAGGTAAAAAATGACACGTGAGGAAGGTATGCTTATCGAATTGATCGATAAGGTCAAGAGACAAGGGTATGCTATCAATACCTTGAGAGAGGAAGTGGAACAATTAAAGAAAGAGTCATATGGAACTAAAGCAACAAGCTCTAGAGCTAAAAAGCAGGCTAATTAACTCGGTGGAGATATGGGCGGAGGAAAGGGTTGACTCTTTCGTCTCCGGTAACACGGCTTTCAAGCCCCTTGGCAAGTATCTGAAAAGAGGTGTCCACAACATCCTCGTGCAAAAGGACAAGGAGATCACCGATAAGGTGGAGGGTTTCATGATGTTCGTCGCTGACGAGAACGGCAATTACGATAAGGAAGAGTTATTCGATGACGCTATGAACGTATTCAAGAGCATGAAACCTTACAAGTTCGAGCAAGGTTTCTTGAAAGGCACGATCGGGGAAGGCTCCATCTTGATAGAGCTTCCAGATAACGGACTCATGAATTTTATCCTTGGTGACACTAACGCTATCCGTATAACGGAAGCGGATTTTCTGGAACTGAAATCAATATTCACAGAATAAAATAAATGACAGGGTATGAGATACAAGGAATTGATGAAGGACTATCATTCGAAAGGGATGGTATCCGAGAAAAAGATGTGGGAGGCCATATGCGAGCTGGACGAGGCTATGGAGTGTCTAAAGGAAAAAGATCCCGACACGTATGACAAGGCCATACGTGATATACATGAGGTTTTTTGCGGTCCTCATTATAATGAGCATTTCGCTAAGATGGACGTGGCGGCAATGCACCATAAAGGCAAGTCGGGGGAGGATAAGGGTGAGCACTGGAACATCCAGCAAGTAACCGCCGTCGCTAAAGGCATGAGCGTACCGGGCAACGCTAATATTTGGGATGTTTACGTTGCGCTAAATTCAGCGTGGCACGACAAAGAAGTGAAGTTCACGGAATGGTTCGGCCCGGACGCCGAGAAAAAGATCATCGAGGATGCTATTAATTTCTACTTCATGGATGATGACGCTCCGGAAGGCAAGGTCTGGATTTACATGTGTGCCATGGATGACTAAGAAGACTAAAAATAAATGGCATGTAAAGAAGGAATCCGTAAGACGGGAGATAGCCCTCCTCACAGATTCCTTGGATTTCGAGCCTATAAACTTTCATGAGATTAAGGCTAGGATAAGGTACTTGATGAGCATAGAAGGGAAAAGAAAGTGACATTACACTTTATCCTCTATGCTGACATCAAGGCTTGTCGTGCCTTATTGAGCGCATCTTGATCAACATGTCCGTTGATCGCGTTCATTTGATCCGATGGGATACCTTGGATATTTCCACCTTGCTCAACTACTTGTTTGTTGGATTGAATGGACTGAAGTATCTGGTCTGATCCGGGGTAATATGATAGTGATAACATTTGCTCCGCAGAAATGGCTCCGGCCATCCATAATTCCTTCACCAAGTCGTTTAACATCATTCTCGCTACCGGAGATTCAGCAGATTCCTTGATGTTGACCTTGAAATCTATATCTTGGACTGTTTTCGGGTCATACTCATTATAAGTGGCATAACCCGCGGATCTCTCCATCGATATATTCCTTGGGGATTGATAATATTGATGGATCGTTTTCATCTTTTTACGAGCGATCTCGGCCTCGAACGTGGAGAACTTGGTTAGTAACGTAGCGATAGATGTAGTGGAGTTCTGTGTTTCCATGGCATATCTGCTTGCCGCTGTTGATCCCGACGGGGTTTTCCCTTGCAAGGCTTCCGACACGGACGTTATATCGTTTATGAAACTCAATTGTAATTGCAATAGCTCAGTGGTACCGATATTGGTAGAGTTCGATGTTATGACCTCCGGTTTGTTCCCGCTCTTGGACGGCTCGTAAAAAATGAATGATCCGATCTCAACGAATTGCTCGGCGAACTCACGATTGGACATCCCGTCCGGAACGGAGTCTTTAGGGATCATCTTTACTCCCTTTACCGCTGATTGGATAGCCAAGTCGTTAAGCATGATCAGCCGGTTGATGTATCGTTGCTGATCTATGATAACGGAAATAAAAGGAACTGTCCGTCCATTCACCAAATAGTGTAGCTTGTAAATATAGGGGTGAGACTTATATTCATAAGGCGTGTCATACTCGGTAAGTACACGTCCGTCCGGTGATAGCATTTGGAAATGCCAATATTGATCTATTATATAGGTGTATTCTATCAATGGGATCTCCTCCGGAGGTAATCCCTGTGACATTCCCATACGCATACGATCCTCATTCTCTCTCTTGATAACAGGAAGATCGCTAAGCTCTATCCTGTATATAGGATCATCGGTGTCCATGATATCCACGCAACGGTATCTAGGCTTATTCTCCAATGTCCAAACATGGTAGGTCCGGCACAGGTCGGCGGCGGGAGGCGTGTCGAAAGACTCGTCCATGAAACGATCCGTCTGCTGGGTTCCCAGATTTTCCATACGATTGAGCCAAGATGAGTAAATCTCCTCCAATTGCCTGTAATCATACTCGGACTCCGCTAATACCGAGGCCAGCTCGCCTAATGTATAGTCACGGATCTCCCCGATCAAGGAATCATCCCAGTGCCTTGGATCATTGGCTTTCGACTCATAGAAGAAATAGGAAGGGTTGACCACGTAGGTGTAGCTGTCCTCTATATCGTCATGGCTAGACCATTCTTCCGTTACCACGGCGCATCCTCCGCAAATAAACTCTATCATTTCGGAGGTGAGGACATCTTTCATAAGGTTATTTTCCCAGTTGGTCTGTAAAGCGTCCGTCATCATCTGTGACTTGGTATCCGCGTCTTTCTGCCGGGCGAAACATACGGGAAGGGTAGCGGTCTTTGCGTATAACCCGGCCAAAGTATTTACGATCTTGAAAAGATGATTGTTCTGCAAAGCGACCCCTCCCGTACGCCTCGCTATCCTATCACGTTCCTTCATCCTTTTCCCGTCCTTGTCCACCACGATATCACCCCATTGGTCACCGAACACGTAACGGAAATTACGAAGACGGGTGGCCCTGAAATCGCTAAGGTTTTCCCAAGCGTTTTGGCACCTAGACAGTAAAGGTATGTTGGTCTTGTCCGTGCCTGATATCTTGATACGGTGTTTGACGCTGTCAACCGTCGTGGGGCGTCGGGAAAACCGTGATTTAGGAATAAGTCGTTTCATGATTGGTCTTTTTAATCGCAAATAAATCGAATAAAAGGACTTGGTTTTGTCAGAATAACCAAAATAACAAAATAATCATACCTAAAGCCCTATTTTTGCCAGAAAAGGATCACAAATGACATATGAGTTTGAATATATAAAAGCGATAAATAAATGCGAGATGCTATCCAGCTTCGAGGGACGTGATCTCGTCGGGGATAGCGGGGAAAGCCTATATCTAAAGATAAAGATAACGGAACAGGACAGGCCTCTTATAAGGACATATCTGGAACAGGCGGCGAGGGTTCTTGAAGAAGGTATGGCCAAAATAATAACCTCTTCCACTTATTCGGAAGAAGGGTTCGTATGGGAGGTCAGGACGGAGGATACACGTTGGAACGTCAATAGGAAACTGGACGAGAACCTGTTGGACGCTCTGGTAGGTTATTCCATGATGAGTTGGCTTTCCGATCGGAAGCCTGATAGGATAGGGGTTTATAAATCTTTGTGGGAGGATATGTCTGTCATGTGCGTGAAGAACATATACAGGAAGAATCCCCCGCTATTAAAAAAAGCATGATATGGACATAAATCTAGGTTGGACATATTTAAAGCATGACATTGACCAGTGGACATGGAGGCTGGGAGATATGAGAAAGGAGGATCCCGGTAAAAGATTCTCCTCGCAGTCCGATGATAACGAGTCCGATGATACTTTTATAAGACGCAAGATAGAGGAAGCGGTGGCGACCTTAAAGGTTTCCTTGTCCGGTATCTTGGAGGATATACCCGGCGATTCGGATGACTCATTGGATACCGATGCCGTGAATTGGGTGTTGCGCATGAAGGATCGTCGTGGAGGATATGATAGCGAGTCATTGGCGACCTTGGCCCATAAATACGTGGTGTGGTTCGTCCTTTGGAATTGGTGCCTGATTTACTTTGAGGAACTAGCCGGAAAGATAGAGGAGGAGTTAAAGGGTATAGCGTCCATGATAGAGGAAACCGCCTATTCAAGGAAAACCCCGCGAAAGTGCAAGAGGAAGCCGTTTAAGGATATCGATGATGTAATTGTTGATGATGTCATTATAGAAACAGGAGAAATATGAGAGACAGGAAAATCATACAGCCACGTGTCGATATGCGTGGATTTGAGTTAACGATAACGCTATTGAGGTGCGAGATCGAGTATGACGTGGATTTCGAGACATGGAAGGTAGGGGATGTATCGGGCCTTCCCGGGAAAGAAAGAGCTGGGCTGGAGACCTCGGAGGAAACGGCGGATTGGATGTTTCGTCAAGTGAATGACGCATTGTCGGAGGCTACCGGCCATTTACGGGCGTTTTCCCCTTGGGTTCAGAGCCGTGCCGTAACGGACGAGGTGAAGGATGATAGGGAATGGATCATAAACTTGGTGATGGAAAGAGGATGGCGTGGGGATCCGAGGAGATTGGCCGTTTATATCCACCGTTTCGTGGTTGATAGCGTATTGTCTTTTTGGTATAGGATGGTAGATCCATCTAGGGTACAGATGTACGCCTCTCAAAAGGAGGAGGATCGAAGAAATATCATAAAAGAGGCAAGGGAGACACAGGTTGAGGATGTTTATTTCAGATTATAGATCATGGGAAAAGGTTTTGAGAATGGTCATATGAAGATGGGAGGAAGGGAGAAGGGAACCCGGAACAAGAACACGGAGATAAAGAATTTTTTCCGTGATTTCGTAATCGACAATCAGGAAGAGTTCAAGAAAGCTTTCCTCAAGCTAAAGGATAAGGATAAATGCGCTGTTTATTTAAAGGCTAGTGAGTTCGTGGTGCCAAAGGTATCCTCTATAAAGTTCGAGGACGCTAAAAACACTAATTCCGCTGTTGAGTTATTGAAGGTAGCGGCCAGTTATAAAAATGGGAATAAAAAGTGAAATAGGATAGCGTATGCTCACGCACCCACTATCCTTATAACCTTAACTATGAAAATTTACGTAAATATTACGAATTTTGCAGTTACAAATATATGACTTTTTTAAATTATGGCAATGAATACTGTAATTTTTTTACCTGAGTTTATTATTTCTCCTGGTCTCGAACAATATCCTTGTCCCTGATAATGTATCTAAATCATATAGGTTTGAGAAATAAACGAGCCGATAGTATTTAAAAGCCCTTTGCCTAAGAGATTTAAGCCGGGACCAATTTTCCCTATCCGCGCTTACGAATACCGCTATCTTGATTTTCGAGGACTCATCCTTTCGTAAACCCAACGTCCTAAGATCGACTAGTACCTTCAAAGAGAAAGGATCTCCTAACGTCAAGGCACGTGTGATCGCTATGCCTTTTCTGGTATCTTCCGAGACATATTTTTCCAGTGAGTACAAGGCGTTACCTATTTGCACTACCGAGCTTGGATAATCTTGCGCCATGGCCTTGACCTCTTCCCCTACGAAAGTGGAGAATTCCCCGGTGTCCAAAGAATATACATAATGCTTTCTAGTCCCTTTGGGATAAATATGCAATAGGGAATTCGTATAATCATAGGCAATCTTACAAGCTCGCAATGTCTCTACGAAAGTTTCCGTGTCCGGGATGAAAAGATCGCTAAAATCCGGGTTGACATTAAAGAATGTCTCATCAATATTTACTCCTTCCAACGATGACGATAAAAGGCTGATATCGGAGCCTTGCAATAATTTAAGGCCACGCTCGGTACTGAATACTATCGAGGAATCCAGTTGCGTGATACTATCCGGATTATTGCAAACATCCCTGCTTATAGGTTGGATGGAGGAATACAATCCCGCATCCGATAATTGCAAGGCCCATATCCCATCGGAAGAGAAAGCGTATAAGGGAAACTGCCCGAATTGCCCTTGGGACAGTGCTTTAGTGGTGGATCGGATACCTACGATCTCACCGGTTCCCACCGTGTTTATTCCCGCCAACGGGAAATAAAACGGGTTATTGACCTCGGACGTATATATCTTGTTTGGCATATTGACCGACTTGTCCGTTGATATTGGTGTGCTATCGCTGCCCGGTTTAAATATGATCGGGGCGTATGAGTCGAAATAGTAAGCCCCGTTCAGCGTGTTATGCGGAGAGAGGGTAACGATCGCTTGGTATCCGTCCGAATTCCGTGTTATCACCATCTTGTATGCGTTAGCGTTGGGGTAATATAGGTAATGCAAATTGATACCAAGGTTATATGAGGAGGATGTTTGAACGACGATATCCTTTTCTCCTTCTCTTATGAAAACCTTTATGCTCAACGTGCTGCTACCGTCGTTGTACGTTACCATGGACTCCGGAGGATAACCATCAAATAGTATCCTTTTTATATTAGCTATATTTAACCGCTGGTTATAAGTATAGGAATAATCAGGTATTAGCCAATCTAAATTCTGGTACCCGTCCGCGTCAACAAGTTGCTCTCGATTTTGCAACGATCCCAGCACATTATCCTCTAAAGTTAGAGAGCGTCTTTCACCCCCGTTATAACCGCACAAGTCCTCATACGCTATGCTTGCTACTTTGTAAAACAATGAATTATCCGGCACCTTATTATCCATGGCCTTTCCGGGTAAGACGAGTTGATCGGTATAACCTGATCCCGGCAGGGCTATGGATAAGGCTTCCTCGAATGTATGCCTATTGTAATATCCTCCACCTATAGAGTACACCCCGAAACCGTTATCGTCTGATATCTTTTGTGCCCCATTAATCTCCCCATAATAATCAAAGGTGTATATTGGCGGCGTTATGAATATATCAAGGCTTTTAACTATGTCCTTCCACCATTCCCTTTGATTCCCCATTCCGCTGACTTTGTAATTAATGGAGCATACCACTGAGGATATAATGAAGTTTACAATGATCTTTGCGTCAAAATCCTCTGTGTCCACGTCAATAGTAAATGGAACGTGAGGAGTTACTCCGGACGATGGTATCATCAGTATCGGGGCTGATTGCATGTAAGACGTTCCGTCATATAGTCTATAAGCGTAACGAATAAAGAACGGATATATAAACATGCCTCGATCTACACTTCTCTCCCTGATAAATTTTGAGACATATCCCATCACGGAATTACTGATAGTTGATAGTTGATCTTCCGTAAAGGCTCCATTATAGGGAGGATCAACGGATACGGACAATTGTTCGGTCTTATCCAATGATCCTACCAATCCGAATGACAGGATAGGGAAGGGGGGCTTATCTCCTAATTCCTTATAAAACTCTCCATCCCAAAGTAAATATCTTATAGGATCTTCGCTTATTACAATCAAGGTGTTTCCTATGGACGTGATAGCTTTGGGAATTTTGTCATATTGGTTCGCCCCTATAAGATGGGTCGTTCCGTGCGTATCCGCATAGCGTAAAACATTCGTCTGGAAAAAGATATAGTGAAGGAGATCCTTTGTCCGATGCACGTACATAAGTATCGATCCTTCCGGAAGGGTTATACCTAGTTCTTTCGGAGGCTGTATATTCACCAACTCGCCATTCTTGGGTATCAAATTTACGCATTCTGATAATTCCCCCTCGTTCCCGATAGATGGAGAACGGTGTATCCCGTAGGATAATGAAATATCTTGCTGTTCCATTTTTTGCGATAAAATTATATGATATAAGTAATAGGTTTTGACATATTGATCAAAACCTATTGCATTTAGATGGCCTTGATGTGCCTGTTATGATGACATGTATTTTTTTACGACATCCATATTACTAAAGGACATGGATAGAAACCGCACTGAGTCATTCCTTACGCTAGTCAATGCCTCCACGTTGTCTTCAAATGGATTTAACGATTTTATGGCGGAGACAAGATCATGCATACAATAGCATGCCAACAATACATACGATCCCATGACCTCTGAATTGTTTTGTTCAGCGGCTTTATGCAATACTTTGTCTGCGAATCCCATCTTAACCATATTGCCATTGTCATCTTTTTGATACATAGGTATATCAACTCCCATTTTGTCCTTGAAAAAATCCGCTATGGATAAATTAGCCTCTGCTTGTAGGCATCCGTATAGCCTCTCCAAATCTTTCGGGATGGTCTCTTGAACGATATCAGTCCAATCGTCACAGACCAACTCCCTTATGACTGAGTAAGGCTCAAGCCTGTCATTGGGAATATCCATGACTTTCACGCTTCCATCCTCGATAAGTCGGCAATCGCCGCATTTATCTGTTAGGTATTTCTTGTCAAGGTATCCTTCCTTGATAAGCCATTCAATCATATTCACAACAGCATCTAAGACATTCTTTTTCATAACCTCATGCTTGCAGTCGTATCCCAGTTCTGTGTATTGGATGAACCAATACACGCTATCTTTTGTGATTTCCAAACTTAAATCGGGTCGGTTGCGTTGTGAAATCGTGGCAGGAAGCATGTTTATCAGCTTGGATAGAGACCAAGCCGGGAATGCCATATCTTGATCCATGTGCCCTTCAATCCTTCTATATTCAAATGCGACCGGACATTCGAACTCGTCAAGATACATGTCCGCCGTCTTCGGGTTCACCCCGGCCTCTAATAGGCGTGATGATTGTTTTTTATTCGTGCAAATTTGATTCATATTTATCCCTCCTGAATAATTACACATTCTATCTCTTCGTCCCATGTGACATCCACCGGATCGTACTCATACTCTCCATCGGACGTGCGGATCATTACCTCCGCTTCCGGGTTTTGCTCTTGGAGAAGAGCTATTAGTTCTTTATTTCTCATATCAAAACAATGTTTTCTCAATCTCGTAATTGTAAACCAAAACCTCCGTACTCTCCCTTATCCGAGAGTGAACGGACGTATGAGTGGTGACTTTTACTTCCTTATGGTTCCATTTGTTTTCATTGACAAAGGAGCGTAAGGTGTCAGTCCAGTAATTGCTGAGTATGAATTTGCCATTGATCCTAGACAAAAGATCTAGCAGATCCGCAAGGTCATTCTCCCCATAACCATAATAATGACCTTGAACCGCCCCGGGATAAGGAGGATCAAGGTAAAATAACGTATCAACGCTATCCCTGTTCTTGATAACTTTCAACGCGTCCCTACAGGAAATCTGCACCTCTGATAGGCGATCGTACAATTTATCGTTGAACTCCTCACGCTTATTCCTGAAAACCTTCCCGAAGTGTGTCCCGGCGGTACCGTTACAGAATTTCCATCCTCCATACAAGCTACCAGAATGGCACTCATTTGCCATGATCCATACGGCCCAAGCCTTGTCTACATCCGAGACCTCAGATCGTCCTCGATAAATGTTCCTAGCCCTAATGTAGTCAGACTCGGAGTGTAGCGATAACCGGATTCTCTCACGTAACTCCTTAAATTTGGATGCGGACTGGCAGACCTTGAAAAAGTTTATCAACAAGTCGTTCTTGTCATTGATCACTTCTATCCCTGCTTTAGGCTTCGCGAAAAATACCGCTCCTCCTCCAAAGAATGGCTCGCAATATATCTTATGCCTAGGCATCATTGATACAATGCGTTCGGACAAGTTTTGCTTGCCTCCATAATATGTGATTGGTGTTCTCATGTAATTTTATATTCTTTCTTTGCTCTCATCATAGATGAATGCAGCTTTCAACTATGATGAATGATTAAACCTCTGTTTTAGCAAAAACTACGCTTTCATGGTCCGGCCTCAGATGGGCCATGCAAGCCTTGCTGTATTCGCAGAATCTCGCTCCCTCGTCCCGGAAGACGCATCCCCTGCACGGGATCTTGTTCTGGCCGTTATAATACGGCCTGTACTTTTCCACGATAATTTTCATGTCTCCTACCAACACGATCAAACCGGTAGGTGTGTTCTTCAGTCTGTTGATTATTTCCATGATTTGTTTTTTAAAATGGCATGTCCTTGTCACAACTCCCGTAATCGTAGAACTTGGTCATACCGTCATTATGCTTAAATTTAACTAATCCCGTGGCCCCATCTCTATTCTTGGCCACGATCAACTCTCCGTAATTTCGTTCTACGTTACCGTTCTTGTCCTTGACCTCGATCTTGTAATACTCCGGTCTATGAATGAACATTACGATATCAGCGTCTTGCTCGATAGCCCCGGATTCCCTAAGATCGGATAGGAGGGGTTTCTTGTCCGGTCTGGCCTCATTACCCCTGTTCAATTGAGATAAGAGCAAAAAGGGAACCTTTAACTCCTTCGCCGTGATCTTGGCGGTTCTGGACATCTTCGCTACCTCACGTTCACGGCTTCCTTCCCGTTCACCGCTCTCCGCCAATTGGAGATAGTCGGCCATGATTATCCCGCACTTGCCTTGTTTCTTTAGTATTTTACATCGTGACCGGATATAGTCCATCGTCACGCACGGGTTGTCATCGACGTAGATCGGAAGTCTCCAAAGCTCATTCACTGCCGTCTCTACCTTGTTAATCTCCTCGTTTGTCATATACCCGGACTTGAACCGTTCCGGATCTACGTCGCACTCGGAGAGGATCAGCCTGTTAGCCAAGCTTATGTCTGACATCTCAAGCGAGAATATCGCCACCGGGATATTGGATCTAGCCGCCGATTTGGCCAAGTGAAGCATCACGGCGGTATTGTGGGTGACTATGTAGTCGTCCGTTATGTACAAGGCCTTCTCATGCGATACCGATATGCACTGGCATTCAACCCTGCGGTTGGTCGGTGTCACGGACATCACGGTCAAAGGTTTGTTCCTCCGGTCTGGCCTCACTCTGTTGAAT